GTAGTCATTCTCATTACGCGATCGACGTTCGCAAATCCAGGAACGTATGTACGGGTAGCTCGCAACAGAGGAGCGGCTGCATCTTCCTCTCCTGTTGCTGCTCTAGCAGCAGAGGTAATAAGACCACCACCGATAGATGACGCGGCCTCAATCGGGGCTGGCCTAATATCAGCTATATTCCCTCCAAACTCTTCAGATCTTATATTTATAATCCCACTAGAAATGTTTGATGCAAGCTGATTCATCGTCGCGCTTGTAAAGCCTTCTGGCGTCATAAGGTCTTCGAGATATTTATCCCTAGAAAGATCAAGAGATTTTCTGGCGTCATCCCACATGCCTGCCATGGCACCAAATAAACCTGTGTACATGGCGGTAGCAATCATTGCCTCTTTAGCCGCGTCTGCACCTTCCTTGGTGTTCAATCCCTTTTCAAATGCCTTCATGCTCTTCAAGCCAATCTCCGTCCTGATGTTGTTCATCTGACGGTTCATGTAAGACAACATGCTGTAAAACATTCGCCCGTTTGGATTGTCATGGAATGCCTTGGGCATTGAGGCTGCGCTTACCGGCTGCCACTTGTTTAAAGCCGCGCCAGCAAAATTAATTAGGTAAGGATTGCTGACATCCCTAGCCTTCAAGGCCGCGACAGTAGATTGAAATTCATTTTCTGTCAGGCCGCGCATACCGTCATGCTTGCGAAGTTTTTCTAGGTCACCCTTTTTGGCGAGATCCATGCCCCTCTGAATGGCGCTGTTTGAAAGTATCTCCTGACCCATTCTGTTTACGGTCGATACTCCGGAGACTTTGTAGAGGCCAGCGCCCAGAGCATCAAGCCCACGCACTGCAAAATCAGGAACCTTTGTCCACGCCCATGACTCTATTGCTGTGTTAAGAGCCTTTTCTCCAGTGTTTGCAAGCTCACCCATAAACTGACGATCAAGCCCAAGCCGCTTGTTGCTTACCCATCCCTTTAGGTCAGATTTTGGCGCAGGAATAGCTTTACCAAAAATTGGGACAGTCGAAAGCTCATCAAAAAATGTGAGCATCGTCGTGACAACAGCCTTCGGCACTGTCTTAGCCCAAGCCTTAACACCGTTTTGGTATATGGGCGCAGTGACGCCCTCGGCCAAGTTGAGTATTGCGTTCATTGGGTTGCCCAAGAGGGCAGCGGATGTGGCTCTCCGTGCGGCCGCACCTGCGGCGTTACCACCCTTTTGAGATGCAATGATCTGCGATCGAAGTCCGTTAGCTAGATTTGCCGCAACATCTTTTGAAGCGCCCTGTTTTTTTGCCGCGCTCTCAATTGCCTCAATGACAACATTTAGGCGACTTTCGCCTATCTTTGTTTTTGGCTGGCGGAGATCTTTTACATCAATATCAAATCTAGCAGCAAGAGCCCTGGCAGATGATATATCCTCGGCCATCTGCTTGATCGCCATTACTGGGTTGGCGTAATCATCTACCTCGCCAATTGCACTTCCGATTTTTTTAACAGCTACAGTGGGGAAGTAATCGGAAACTGACTGCGACACAAAATCCATATCCTGCAAGCCTTTTACTTGTACTTCCAGCAGGCTCATAGCGTCTTTTTCAGCGTCAGTTCTTGCGGCAGAAGACAGGTCGTCCCAGCTAACCCGCCTTTTTTCTGAAATCTTTTCATTCATGCGGAGAGTTAATGCCTTGAGGTTGCGCTGAGTATCAAACATCAACGCAACATCTTTTAACTGCTCATCAAATATCTTGTCTATTTCTCGTTGATCATGGCGGATCATTATTTCAGCGTCTTCCGCAAGCCTTGCGGCTCTCTCGCCAACATTTTTTACAAACCACTCACGCGTACCCAAAAATATAGATCCCAAGGCACCGCTTTCAGAGTCAGGCTTTACAAAATCTCTTGGATCGCGCTTGTCTACAACGTCTTTTACCGTTCTAGCACCCACGCTTGTATCGGCAGTGAAGCCTTCTCTGGCTTGCTCTCGTGTTCGCCCAACATTTACAAAGCCTTTGTCGCCGCCAATGTGCGTGGCCTCGCTTTTGTAGGCGGGCCGATCAACCCTAGCCAACTGCTCTTGCGCTATTTCATCAGCGCCCTTTGTGAGAAATCGCCCAGCAGCACCCCCAAGTACCGCACCGCCAGCTAAGCCAAGACCTGCGCCCTCAAGCCGCCCTTCTTCCCCCTCTCCTTGAAGAAAGCCATACGCAGCACCTTCAGCGGCACCAAATCCCGCCCCTCTCAAGGCCCTCTGACCCTTGGTTGCCGCTTGAGATATTTTGGCAAGACCCATACCAGGGATAAAGAGTGAACCCACAAGTCCTGCGCCGGTAGCAAACGCGGCCGCGCTGGGCGCATTTTCCCTAAATGCCTCTAGCTCTCTTCTTGATTGAGCGATGGCGCTTGCGTAATCATCGGCCTCACCACTAAGCAAACGAGCTACAGCATCTAGCTCATCACCTGCGCCAATCGCCGTTTCCAGAAACTCCACAGCACCAGAACGTAATGCGCTGAACTCGGCATCCTGTTGCTCAGGCTCCTCGTCTAAAAGGCGGAAACCCTTTGCGGCAGGTTCATCAAGAAGCCTAAAAGCCATTATGACGTTCCACCATACGGTTTCTGTAGTATTTTCTGTCGCTGCCGCTCAGCCTTATCGCTTATTGCCCTGCCAGCCGCATCAATTCCACGCCCCATAACAGAAAATGCCTCTGATATAACTGAATCTCCATAAATATCAGATGCGGTAATTGGTTTTTTAGGAGGACTTAATGACCTTTCTCTTGCCGAAACGGTTATTTCCTCAAGAACGGGTAGCCAGTTTTTACCGTCAGATTGAAGGAGCGTCCCTTTCTCATCCTCCGCTTGCTTTCCTGGGTAATCTGATGCTCGATACTCCTCTCCATTAGGGCCTTCTATTGTTGAACCTGCCCCTGTCTCCTGCTCTTCTTCTGTTTGAGGCCCTCTGAGAAGTTGTATTTGAGCATCAATAGCGGCATTTCTGCTTTGGCGAATAATGTCTTTTGCCTCCTCTATTTTTTCGGGCGTTAAGGACTCCGTTCTTTTGCCGCTCCTAGTTCTTGGCAGAAGCGAATCAGCAAGGGTTATGGCCTCACGTGTTGAAACCTCGGACAGCTTAAGAACCTCTAGCGCCTCTATTTGCTCAGCAGTGTCACGCTCTCTATTAAGTTCGGCAAAATATTCAGACGTTGCTATTTGATTGCGAACATTGTTAAGTAACCCTTGAACGTCTTTTTGCGCGTTGCTTGCAAGGGTTCTGTAACCTTCCCGCCATGTGCCGTTTTTGTCGTCCCATCCGTCTTCTATTAACTTTTCATACTTGTCTAATGCGGGGCCAAAAATATCCTGAACCGCTTCTGGCAATGTTTCTATATCTGACCGCTCAGCGGATATAATTGATCCGCCCTTGCCTTTGGTGAAAGCAGGAGCAATCTTCATTGCAATGCTGTTGTCCCTAAATCTGTCTAATGACTGCTGGCCCGCAAGTGCAGATTGAACAAACTTCCTTGCTGGCCCAGAAAATTCACCCGCACCAGCAACAAATGACTCTAAGCCATCCGCGTCATTATTCTCAATAAAACGGAGCATTTTGGCCGTATTAGCATTCAGCCAATTTTGGCCCTCAAGTGTTTTCATCTCAGACTTCATCTTAGCTTGATCAAGTCTGAATTTGTCAGCAATTTCTAATGCTTCTGGGTTGTTAGACATCACTTTCAATCGTTGCTCAAGCGCCCCGCGTGAACGCTCATCAAATGGCACAAGCTCGCCTGTTGCCCTCCGTGCGTCACGCTCGTCCATTTCCCCCAGAATTTGTCTTGTTTTGATAATTGACTTTGCTGTGTTATTTGTCTCGGTTGTTTTTGCGCCTGGAATCAATGCCTGCAAAGCTCTAAGCTCTCGCACTAAATCAAGCCGCTCGTCGGTTGACCTCGCCCTTCCCATTTGCTCTTTTATAATATCTATTTGTGCGAGCAAAACTTGCGTATCACCCTCTTGAGCCGCCGTGATGCCTGTGGTGCTGGCGTCGATCGCTGCGTTTATGCGTTGTTTTTCCTCTTCAGCTTGCCTTTGCGCCCCTAACATCACGGGAGTAGCACCTATGCCCCTAGCGGCATCAAAAAGACCCTGTTGAAAAGCAGGAGGACGAGCCAGCGATTGTAATAGTGCGTTAAACCTAGCCATTAGATACTCCTCATCCAAAAATATCCGTAAGAATGTTTCCTATGCCGCCATCAGAAGTAGCGACAGGGGTAAACAACCCACTCAACATGCTTGAGCCCAGACCGCCGATAAGATTGGCCCTGGCTTGCTCTGCCAGCAACTGCGCCTCGATACCAGACATTGAGGTTTCACCGAACTGACCAGCGCCGAACAACTGTGCCTGCTGCTGCAACTGCGGGAACAAAGACGTGCCCTGTATGGCATTCAACATCTGAGCCTGCGGTACGTAGCTTTGACCCAAGAACTGCTGACCTAAAGCGGCTTGTTGTGCCTGCTCTTGTCGTGCTTGCTGCATTGCACCAAACATTGCTTCGTTTCTAGCGCGTTCCTGAGCCATGTTTAGAGACAGTGCTTCAGGCGTACCGCCAAACTGAGCCGTTTGTACACCTAAGCGCCCCTGTGCCGCTAGACGCTCCTCTAAGGCCAGCCTTTGCGCCTCTTCTTCTGGGGATTGGATGGCTCGCATTTGGTTAAACAAGTCCTGTGTGCGCGCACCCGTGTCCTGCGTTGCCCTAGAGAAGAAGTCACTGGCACCACCGAACATCTGCGCCTGTAATGCCTGCTCTTGAGGAGAAAGCGTCATGGTGGTTCCCATGCCGTCTTCACCAGCAGTTGCGCCGAACGTACCGCCTGTAGCCGTAGTCATCGTGTACGGCTTGAAGGTAGACATACCCAGCACATCAGATGCTACGTCCCCTGCTGCGGTGTTGGCTGCCTCACCTATATCTCTAAGGTCGTTAACACCAAAGGCTGTGAGAAGTCCGCCAATTCCTCCTAAACCTGCTAGTAAAACCTTGGGGTCCATCAGTAAGTACCTCCGTCAATCGTCCCTGTAGACAGAGTTCCTGTAAATGTCAGCGCAGGAATGGTAACTGTCCCTGTAAACGTGGGTGAAGCGAGATCAGCCTTAGTCGCAATAGATGTTGCAAGGGCGTTGAACTCAGTATCAAACTCTGTGCCTTTGACTACCTTACCAGCATCTCCAGAAGGCAAAGAGTCCTTAGCAGCAAAGTCAGTTGTCTTTGTATAGTTGCTCACACTGTTCTACCTATAAGTGCTAATACGTTAATCTCTTGGAGGGATAAATTAAAACCATCTATTTCAGACTCAAGTCCTATGGTAATCACAGAGCCTCCACCTGTTGTGTTAATAGAGGGTCTGCTTGTCGTAGACCCCCCTGTAAATTCAGCAACCGTATATTCTGAAGCTGATTCGTTGAAAAAGAACGGAACCTGATTTCCAACAACAAACTGCGTTGTATTAAAAGTGGTCTCAAAGTCATACGCCCATTTCAGAAAAACTGTAGCCGTGTTAGCGCCAACAATGGTCGGCTTCAGCTTCTTTAAAAACTTTGTCTTTGATGGATCGCCAAAGGTCAAGCCAGGACTAAAGTAAGCAAACCGATACGTACCATTTTTAATTGTCCCAGAATCATTAAATTGATCTGAATTTCCCTCATAAGTGCCAACACCATCACTGGTTCCTACCAATAAGGTGCCATCGTCTTTTGTATCATAAGACTTGAAGGGAGCGGCAGTCCATCTTGTTGCTCTATAAGACCCGTTTTCTAGTCTGGCTTTTAGATCAAAACAATATGTAGTTTGTTGATCTGGGAACGTAATCAAATAAAACGAGTTTTCAGGACTGTATACAGATGCTACCGGAGCCGACCTGTTCTCAATCAAGCTAATCAGTTCAGTTTTGACGTTTTTGCTCAAGTCAGACAAAGGCAGGGACTTTTCTTGAATTGTGCGCCCAAAGCTCCTCAACCCAGTTTGGGACATAAACAAAACGTCAGTCCCTATGCCTTGTACAGAGTTTCTGTCAATGCAACCAACACCTGATATGGTGTCAATCAATGCCATATTAGCTGGGCTAAACGCGTTGCCGTACACAAGAACGCTATGGCTACCAAAGATTATCAGGGCATTGTTGTGTGCATACAGCGCCTGTATCTCATCATAGCCATCAGGCCAAGCCTTCGATACGTCTATAGAGCCGCTAGAGCCGCCAGTAAAGTCGTTACCAATCAGAAGATCAGACCAGAAGATGGTCTGTTTGTCTGTATTGTTATCAGCAATCCACATCCTGCCGTAAGCAGCGATAGCCTCATTGCATTTGAGCGCAGCATTAGTAGATGCGCTATTAACAACCGTAAATGTTCGTAGACCGTTCGTATTATCGTAAACCAAAGGGTCAAGGTTTCTTTGAAAGAAGTACGCTTTATCATTGAAGTTTACAATCTTCCAGTTGTCGGCAGTAATGCTGTATGACCCTGGAGTAATGTCGGTAAGAGTATCGTCAGCGGTTGAGCTGGTTGTTGTTTTAAATATCTTGTTATTGCCTGTAACAAATAT